AAATTGGCTTGTGTCATTCCTGAGCTTGTGCCATCGTTAGAACCAGCGTGGTCTTCAATCGTCCAATTTCCTGTTGAAGAATCATAAGTATCAGAAGCATCTAATTTCCACCAACCTTGAAGATTAGAGTTTTGAGGTATATTAGCTAAAGTTTCTATAGGTGAGCCATTATTATAAAGAGTTTCTATTTCAGTAGAAGATAAATTTGTATCCCATAGCTGTAAATTAGATAAATCATTATTGTTGTCTAATCCTAATATTTTATTGAAAGTAAAATTATTACCTGAAAAGGAAGTATTATTTAAAACTTGTGAATTATTAACATAAAATTCAATAGTAGTGCCGTTTCTTGTAATTACTATATTTTGCCATTTATTATATGGTATAGTAGAATAAGATTGTGCATTACTGTATCCATACGTATAATAATATATTCTATTCGGTGCATTCAATCTTAAAGCACTGCCGCCTGTTCCAGTAATAATATTAGCCCAAGTTGTTCCTGTAAATTTCACCCACATTGAAATAGTGTGTGTTGTGCCTAAATCAATAGTTGAAAAATTGATTATTTGACTTGTAGCAGAAAACCCAAAAACATAATCTTTCAGAGAAGCATTGGGTGTCAAATATGATGAACCATTAAAAGCATCTTGGTCTCCTAAAGGATAGTAAGCCACAGGATTTAATGTCATTGGGTTACCTATACCAGTAGAGCTTGAACCATAAAGAGCAGCAATCTGATTAACTGTGCCACCTGTTCCATCTGTTAGAGCGTAGTTGAAAATAGATACAGCATCAAGTTTGCCATCTAAATATGTGCCAGAACCATTGCCTTCACCTAATATATTTTCATTATTAACTGTGCTAAAACCAGCCACAGTTGTAGTAGAAACTTCTGAGCCATCAACATATACTTTGTAACTTGACAGAGTTGTTCTACTGACACCATCAAAAACAATAGTAATATGTTTCCATCGCCCTACAAAATCTCCTGAAATATCTCCAGATGTTTTGCCAAGTACAAAATTTGAGCTACTTCCAAAATATACACCTTCATATCCAGAGTAGTTTGAAACTCCAAAAAAGAAACCTGTTGATTGGTCAGTTTTAAATCTACCTATTGCTGGAAATTGAATAGAATTAAAATTATTTATGTAACACCAACCAGAAATAGAAAAAGAGCTTGTGGAGTCAACTAAAACATCAGTTCCAAAATTAATATATTGTGAACCGCTCCCATCAAAGTTCATAGAATAGTTCGATTGCTTACTCTTATTTTCTTGGTTAACAAGTCTCCATTGGTCATTTATAAATTCTGTACTCATATCTTAATTTTATCAATCCCCCATACGATTCCAATATACAGGTCCACCTGCTACAGTTGAAAGGTCTTTAGTTAAATTAGTTGATGTTGCGTTGTATATCTCTGCTATTTGTGTAGATGTTAAATCTGTGTTCCAGATTGCTACCTCGTCAATTAAGCCATTGAAAAGAAAACCACTACTAAAATATTGGCCGACTGTAAAACTATTACCTATATTAGTGGTTGGTGCTAATACAGTAACTGGAGAACTATTTTGTTTGATACCGTCTAAATAAACGTCTAAAGAAGTTCCATTATGAACTGTTGCAATATGATGCCAGCTTCCGCTATTAATACTTGTTATAGTTATATCGTCGTAACTACTACCTGAACCATATCTTATCGTAGTAGAATTGTATAATTGAATATAAAAGCTGTTACTTACTGAACTTCCACCTGACAAATAAACGTGAGTGTTTGATAGTGAACCAGAATAATTAACCCAAGTTGATGTTGAAAAAGCACTTAAGCTATTTAACGCAGTTATATTTCCAGCATCTATATAATCAGAACTTGCAGAATCAAAATTCATACTGTAATTATTAGCAATTCCAGCTACAGCAATTTCTACTGTTTGAGTAGATGTATTTGGACAAACACTTGAACCACTTGAAGTAGTATCATAAGTAATAGTATGAGTAGCAACAGTTGAAGCACTTAAATCAATCTCTCCAGTAGTTGAATTAATTACTAAACCAGTAGTTCCGCTAAATGTTCCACCAGTTAATCCTGTTATAGTTGGTGTTGGGTCTGCATCTGTAGGCTCATAACTACTTGCAGAGTAACTAAATCCAGCATTGTCAGCAGCGTTAATTGTGATGTTTGTGCTTTGGTTATCTGGACAAACTCCTGTGGTTGTATAAGTTACTGAATAAGTGCCAACAGTAGAAGCATCTAAATCAATTTCACCAGTAGAAGCGTTTATACTTAATCCAGTAGTAGAAGTAAAAGCACCGCCAGAAGTACCAGTTATTGTTGGTGTAGGGTCTGTACCATTAGCACAATAAGTATTTGCAGCATAACTAAAAGCAGCACTATCTTGAGCATTTACAGTAATTGTAGTACCACCAGAACTTGTACAACCATTAGAATCTGTACCTGTTGCAGTAAATGTAGTTGTTGTAGTTGGTGAAACTGTTCTTGGATTATCTGTATTACCATCGTTCCATACATAAGTAGAAGCACCACTTGCAGTTAATGTTGTGCTTTCACCATTACAAATAGTACCAGCAGAAGTACTTACAATAACAGTTGGTAGTGCATTAATAGTTAGGTTAAATGTAGCAGTAGCAGAATCTGTATCTGTATATGTAATTAAATAACTTCCTACAGTAGAAGCATCAATATCAACTTCACCAGTTGTTGTGCTAATAAATACTAAACCAGTAGTAGAGCTAAATGTTCCAGCTCCAGCATTATTTTGTATAGTTGGTGTAGGGTCGCTTGCATCAGCACAAAAAGCACTTGCAGAATAAGTTATTGATACAACAGGTTGCCCTCCAGCAATATTAGTATCACCACTTGGCGAACTATCATAAACAGCACCAAAGTTATTGGTAGAATTAGCTTTTGCTTTTCCCCAATCGTTGTTGTTGTTCACACCACCTTGTCCCCATTCTATGTTATTATCTGGCATAATATATTTTTAAAGTACCCAACCTCCAAAATCTGCAACATCATCTGGATACATATCCTCTTGACTATTAGAATAGTATTCAGGTATTAATCCAGCTGCGTTATTTTGCATAAAATCTATAAATCTATTTGTGTAAAACTGTGCTGTAGTTCTACTTCTTTCTATTAAGCTATCTACTTGTTCTTTACTTAGTGCTGTGCTATTTTCAGGATTCTTAGTATATATACCACCATTAGAAATATTAACACCAGCGTAAGGTAAGTATTCAACTAAACTCCAATGTAGAAGCATACTTTTTATATAATCGTTTAATAAAGCTAAATAAGGGTCAGCTAATGTACCAGCAACTATTTCATTTTGTATTTTAACATAAAGCTCAGTACCTAAATAATTTTGTATATGTATATCCTGTGCTTGGTTTATAAATGGTAATAATTTATCATTATCAATGTTACCATTAGCAGCAGTAAATACTGAAATATCGTGTCTTGTTACAAATAGTGCTTTACTCATTTTCCTTTATAATTTGGGTGATGTCCATTATTAGGCATATTTACTGGAGCTTTTGCTGCTTGTTTTCTACCTCTTGGCTTTGGTTCATAACTCTTTGGAATAGATTTAGTTTTTTTATAATCATCTAAATCATCACTACCAACTTCTTTTCCTTTTTTTATTTTATATAAAATCTGTTGCCATTTGTGCCTACAATAAACACCACCTTTAAATTTAAACAAATCATACTTTTGGCCATTGTGCATTGGTAATTTAGCAGCTTTAAAGTTCATATCTCTGCTTGCTTTATCAATATCTTCTAATCTATATACAATACCAGCACTTGTTCTGTTCATCATCTCTTTGCAAAACTCTCTGCTTTCTCCACCTCTACTACTACCTTTAGCATATTTGTATCTTACTTTATACATTGATTTATCTAAAGTAGAAAAACCATCCTCTTTACTATCTACAACATCACTTAATTGTATCATTGATTTAGCCCAATCTTCAACACTTTCATTTTCATCATCTAAATCTCTAATATCAACTATTTCAAACTCTTCAGAATCCATTTTAACTCCTTTAAGCGAATCTAAAGCATCTTTTAATAGTTCATCACTGTCTTTATTAGAAATACTCTTAGAAGCCATTATTTCAAGCTCTGTGCTTTCTTCTTCTTCCTTTATTCCAGTTTGTTCTTCAATGTTTTCTTCACCTTCAACATTCTCTAAATCCATAAATTCTAATGGTTCAATAGTTTTAAAGTAAAGATTTAAACTAATATCATTTACTGCTAATATTGTATCTAAGCTATCAATTAATAAATTTTGGTATGGTTGTATAACTACATTATTAAAAAGTCTTGAGGCGTTTTGTATTTCATCTGCATTAGAACCTAAACCACCGCCACTACCATCTCTTAAGCCAATAAGTAATGGAGAAGTAACTCTATGTGTTAGCATAATCTTTTTAGAACATTCTTCACTTAAATATGAGTAATGTGCTGGAGCATCTGTCAAACTTACATCATCGATAGTTGTTTTACTTTCTGCATTGTTGTTAAAAGCTACAATTACTTTTTCACCATAGCTACCAGTTAGCTTTTGCATTATATCATTTTTAATGGCTAATTGTTTTTCCCTGTCAGGGACACCATTAGAAAAATTTATAATTTTTGTGCCTGAAAAAGAACACATAGCATCATTTATCAAGTAGCTTGCAATCTCCTTTTCAAGTTGCGCATAAGAAACATTCCAGTCCGCTGGAGCGTAATAGTAGAAACCTGTGACATATCTTTTAATAATAAATATTTCATTTTGTGCGCCACTACCAAAAACAGGAAACTTTTTAAGTTTGGTATTTTGTTTAACTTTACTCCAATCAGCAGAATAAAAATAGTTTTTTATTTCGCCTTTATCATTCATTTTTTCAGCTCTTAACGTTTCTCTTGGAAAGTGTGTTATTGCTGATATTTTAGAACCATTGTAAGTTATTTGAAAAGCAGCTTCGCCTAATAGTTTTAAATCTTGGCAAACATTTCTTAAATCGTGAGGTTTTACTAAACTCCTCATTTGTGCATACTGGTCTGGCTTTTGTGCAGAATCAGTAGCATCTAATCCTTTACCGTAAATTTGATTAACAACACCATTAATTACAGCATTGTTTGTTGTGCTATCCATATAAGCATCAATCAAACTTTGGTAATAATCATTGTTATCTCCTATTGATACCCAATCTTTATTACGTTCCTCTGTGATTGCTGGCCTTTCGTATTGGCCTAATTGTATTAAATGTAAATTATCCATAATATATAAATTGATTATCTCCTGTGCTTTGTTCTATATAAACACCGTTTGAAATTTCATAGTCTGAAAGTGTTTGGTCTGAACAATACATCTTATCTTTAAAAATTATTGCGTTATCTGTTGTATTGGTGATTGTAATAGTATAGTAATTGTTTTCAATTAATGCTTGAGTAGTTGAATATTGGTAATAGTAATCTAATTCAGAAAATGTTGCATCATTATCTGTTGCTATAACTTTATTTTGAGCTTCTGACTTTATCACTAATTTATAAGTTTTACTACCAGTTATTGTTTCTCTTGGTATAAAGTTAATAATTCGTGTGCCACTTGTAGTTAATATTTGCATATTTTTTTAATAAAAAAGGGGAGGCTAATCACTTCCTCCCCTCCAATCAAACTATATATTATGAATCACACAATTATATTAATCGCGTCTTTTTTAACTATTTGTACCTACAGTAACTGTTACAGTTGCAGAACTCATACCCGCAAAAGGGTCAGCAGCAGTACCACCAGCAATAAAATTAGCTGGTTCTAATTCTTGACCAGTTAAAGTTAATGAGTAACCGCTTAAGTCCCCGAAAGCTGTTCCCGTAGCTATACTTCCACCAGTTACTTCCATTCCGTGTTCTAAGCCACATAAAAAGAAGTTACCGTTTCTATCTTCAACAGCAATATGGGGTCTCGAATACGAGATTAATTTTAATTCCATATTATCTTCTTTAGATAATTTAGGTAGTGTTAAAGTTAATGTTTCTTCAAAGAATGTTGTTCCATTCTCTCTTGAGGATGTAATAGCAGTTTCCAAACTATTTGTTCCTTTTAAATCATATTGGTAGCAAGTAAATGTACCAGATAAATCAGTAATTTCGTCAGCAGTTTTGGTTACAGTTCCTAAGTCTCCAAAGTCAACAAACCAAGCTCTAACAATACCACCAATTACATCTTTACAAGGTACTTTTCTACCAGCTGTTAAATCGCAAGCCATATTATTAAAATTTAAATTAAGGGAGCATTTCAACTCCCTTGTTATTAATTAATTCTTAGGCGTGGTATAAAACTATATCAGAACCTATTCCGTATTGTACACCAGAAGTAAATCTCATTATTACTCTGACATTTTGTGAACCATCAAGGTCAGCCATATCTAATACTTTAACTTCGTTCATATCTGATAATAAACCAGTACCAAAGTATAAGTTAGATTTTTGAGCAGCCATTGCAGTATCATCAGCTAAACCATTAGCAACAAAGATTTTCACACCATCAAAAGATAGTTGTCCTCCAGCGTTGTACCATTGTGTTCCTTTTGAATCAGTACCAGCAGCACCAATTGAAGTAGCAAAACCACCTAAAGCTCTAACATAAGCTCTTGCAATGTTTTGTGATACGTAAATGTGTAAATCTTCTTTATTGTAAAGTGCAGAAGGTACTGCATCAACAATAGAACCTAACTTATCAATTACGTTAGCAGCAGTTACAGCAGCGTGTGAAGCTACATCTACTACATCAGCATCAGCCAAAGCTAAAGTTACTAAACCATCAAATTCTCCAGCGTTTGCATTAACACCTTCCCAAATGTTTTGCTCAGTTTTTTCAGCTACTAAACCAGCTACGTGGCCAATTATGAAATCTGAAAATTTAGGTGGCATTTTATCAAATGCAGAATAACCCATTTGAGCAGCTTCCCAATCCGATTGGAAATCTTGCTTACAGAACTCAAGGTTTACTTGAAATTCTTCAGGTTGTAATAATCTTTCAGTTAATGTTACTTGGTCTGCAGTTCCAGAAAAATCACAAGCAGCATTACCTATAATAGATGATGCAGTTGCTACTTTCTTCATTGTAGACTTATATTTGATATTAGGCATTACTTCTATTCCGCCTTTATCAATTGTGTTAGCACTTAAAAGAGCAGCAGAGATATATTTCCCAGCAAACTCACCAGCATAAGTACTTGTAATTGGTGTATTTAAACTATTCGCCATTTTATTTTATATTAATTATTGTTAAAAATTTTATCAAAAACCCTGTCTTTAGTTGTAGCTGTTCTATTGCTTCCAATATGAAAATTTACTTTATTATCAACTTCAGCTTCAGGATTATGTTTTACAGGTTCTGGAGCAACAGCAGAAAGTTCTTCTTTCTCTTCTATTACTTCTTCCTTCATTTCTTCTTTGTTACCAAGTTTTTCGTCAATCATTGCTTTGATTTCTTCAACAGCAGATGTAAACTCTTCTTTAGTAACATAGTTCATTTCTTCTTTTTCTTCTTCCTCTAATTCAGTTTCTTTAACTTCTTCAGATTCTTCAGATAATTCTTCTTCAGCTACCTCTTCTTTAGCAGCTTCTTTAATACTGTCAATTAAACCTTCTTCAGTTACAACTAAAACTTTGCCTTCTTCTAATTTATATTCACCAACCGGTAGAGCAATTTGCTCATCATCAGTTTTAATAAATACAGATTTTCCAGCTTCAAAAGATTCTGCAACAAGTACAGTACCATTTTCTAATGTAATTTCAGCCATTTCTATTTTTTCTTCAGAAAGTTCAACTTTTTCACCAACAATATTTTTTATTTTGTTTAGTATTTCGTTTGCTTTCATAATTTGAGTATATACCTATAAACGTTTGAAAACCTTTACTGTTATATTTTTTTACAACTTTATTTTATACTTTGCCTATTCCTTGAGCTTGTAAGCTACCATCACAGCATTTATTACTGTATCTTTTACCATCAGGACATAAGCAACCACGCTTAGTATTTTTAGGTGATGTATTACTTGGTGTTTTAAATTTTTTACTTCTCATATTGTTTATTTTATAGGTACACAATTTGGTACTTTTTTACCATCTTTAATTTTCATTCCATACTGTTCATAACCAGCTTGACAAGGTTTTTTCATTTGTGTGTGTTTTTCACAAGGCATATACCATTCTTTACCTTTAAACTCGTGAACGTGAAAACCCTCACAACCAATATTCTGAGCCATCTCCTCAGCTTTCTCTTGTGTGCTATAAGCTAATCTATCATCTATAATTGCAAAATCTTTATCAACTACCATAGAAGATAAATTAATTTCTCCTAATTCTTTCAACTTACTTTCTGCCCATCGTAAACCTGCTTTACCACCCCACAATAAATAACTAATAGTACCACAAGCTTTTGTATCTCCTTCATCATAATATTCTTGCGCTCTACTTAAATAGCTGTACATCCTTTTTAAAGTTTGTAAACTAATGTTTTCTTTTTGTGCTAATTGTTGCGCACGTATTTTACCAACTTGTGTTGCACATTTATTATTTACTTTTTCATTTAGTTCAATACCTCTTTTAGCATTATTACTAACTGCTTGTGGATAATCGTTATAAGTTTCTAATTCTATCTTCTTACCAGATTTAGTTCTTTTATCTTTCTTAATTAGTGCCTTAATATTACTAAGCATATATTCAGCTTCTTCTTCTTCAATAGCTTGCATCTCTGCTTTTGTATCTGGTTTTTTAATTTGTGCTTTATCTGCAAAATAACCTTCGATTGAGAAACCTTTTACTTTACCAGTTTTAACATAATCAGTCCAGATTTCATCATTCTCTACTTTCATTGAAATCATCCAAGTACCTTCTGGCATTTCTAAACCATACTTTGCTGATTTATCCATTTTAGTATCTTCTACTATCCAAGATTCTACAACAGTTAAACCATTAACACTCATTTGATGTTCTAAGGTTGCATTGTTTTGATTACTGTTTTGAAAAAATAATTCGCTTGCTCTTCTAACTGTATCTTTAGAAAAATAAACATAAAAAGTTGTATCATTACGTTTTCTAAATATTGGCTTGTTTGGTATTAAAGCTGCACCAAGAAGAAGTTTTTTCTCTTCATCTATTTTTGCAAGTTGTATTTCTTCACTTGCTAATGTTATAAAATCTGATTCAATAGCTGGATTCTCTACGATACTAACCGCATCTATTCCAACCATCTCTTCGTTTTCTTCATCTAATATTAATTCTATTATATCCATTGTATTTTATTTTAAAAAGTTGCTTGTGTAATTGTGTTGTTTTGTAACTGTTGTGCTGTTGTAACATCTCCAGCTACTACAAATGCTTGTGTTGGTGGTTGCTGCCCTAATGCGCCAGCAATTTGATTAAATCCTGATTGCCCTACTACATTAAAACTTGGTGCTTGTGTTGGTGAAGTTGCTGCTCCGCTTGATGGAGTTGGAACACTTCCGCCACCAGTAGCTCCAGAAGGATTAAATTTTTGTGTTGCAATAGCTGCTACTTGTGCTGCTCCAGCTACACCCATAGCAACCATATTACCAATTCTTAATGCTTGTGGTGGTGTAAAATCTGTAGTTTCTTTAGCAACTTTCATAATAGCTACAGAAGTGTTAATTAATGTTTCAACTATAGCTAATCCTTTTTGTAAGTTAAATGCTCTTTCTGCATTTTTTTCATTTTGATTTGCAAATGCCTGAATTAAATTTGACATTGCGTTTAAAGAATTTGCTTGAATAGATTCTTTTGCATCTGCTATGTATTGTTCTTTATCTTTTTCTTTCTTTTTTTGCCACTCGTAAAAAAAATCCCAATATTCTTCTAATGTTTGTAACTCTTCTTCTTGATTTTTAAGTTTTTGATTAGAAATTTCATTATCTCTTGTTAAGTTTTGTTGTCTTGATTCCTCTAAAAACTCATTATAAGCAATTTCTGCATCTATTTTAGCTTGTGTACCAGCATTAGCAGTATTTATTACATCTTGTAATCTTTGAGCTTCTATTTCTTGTTCCTCTGCATCTATTTCTTTTAATCTTTCTAACTTTTCTAATTCATCTTCAATTTGTTCTGCATCAAATCTTTTTCTTTCAATAGCTAATTTATTTTCAGATTCAAGTTTAGAATTAGTCATTTCTAACTCTTCTTTGCTTAATGCTAAATCGTTTGATTGTTGTTCACTTCTAAAACCAGCTACTTGCGCCCTAACAGCAGCTAATTCATTTTCAGCTTCCATTACAGCTTTCTTAAACTCAATATTATTTTTATCTTTTTTAAGTTCTGCTTGTGCTGCTCTTAATGATATTTGAGCGTTAGATAACATTGCTTTTTCTTGCCTATCTAATACTAAAGCAAGTTCATCATTAGCTTTTTTTCTTTCTGCTATACTTTTTCTTTCATCATCTCTTATTTGCCTTAATGATTCAGCTTGTAAATCATATTTTTCTATTAAACCCTGATTAGCTACTGCTGCTAATTCAGCTTGTTTCTTAAGTTCTACATTTGCAGTAGCTGCCTCTACTGTGGATTTAGTATATTCAGTTAATGCAGTTACGCCTTCACTAATTACTTCTGTAGCTTTTTCTACTGAATTATCTACACCAGTTAATACATCTACAAATTCACTTCCAGCATTTTTAACTTCATCTATTGCACCTTTAAAATCACCAGCAAATAGTTTTTTCATTGCTTTACCTAAAAAGCCAAATACTTCAAGAGCTGATTTAACTCTTTCAATAATATTATCTTTTATTGCATTACCTAATGCTTTGACTGATGCTAATGGGTCATCAAATATTTTCTTAAAAAATTCAGATACTGCACCTACATTTTTAGATATAAAATTAAAGAAATCATTAAAAGCTATGGATAATGATTCAAAAGCAATGTTAAAAGTATCTACTACTTTTTGATTAGATTCAAACAATTCTTTTAACAAACCAAATGCTGCAATAGCTAAACCAATACCAGCAGCTTTTAAAGCTGTTCCCATTTGTCTAAAACCACCAGCAACACCTTTTGCACCATTTTTTAATGTAGCAAATGCTTTACCAGAAGATTTTAAATCATTTACTTCTGTATTAGTTTTTTCTAAACCAGTATTAAGATTATCAACTTCACTTGTTAAGTTTTCTAAATCTTTTTCTGCTTTATCAGTTTTAGTTATTATTTCAAATATCTTAGTAATCATTTCTTCATTCTTAATTGGTTAAACCCTTCTTTAAATGTTAGTGGTACTTTGTTAATACCTAATGCAATATTTATGTGCTTATCATATAACTTATTTGCTTTACAAAATTCTAATGCTTCTAATATTGTTTTCACGTTGGTTCGTTTAATAGTTCAAAATTTGTTTCTCCTGATTGTAGTTTAGTGGACATTTTATTTATTGTATAAGCTCTTGTGCCAACTACAATTAAATCATCTAATGTTAGATTTAATAATACC